GTCTTCGTCCGCTTGCTTGATACCCTCGATCTGCGTGTCATTGTAGAGGGAGTTCATCTCAGTGCGAACGAGACGCTCACCATCGGCCTGACTGGTGAAGAACTGTCCATCAGCGACCTTCTCGGCGACAGCACCCGGGCCGATCTTGGCGACCCGATCGTACTGACCATCGGTCAGCCTGCGAACCATCTGCCCGATCGAGTCACCACGGATGAGACTCGCAGCGAAGTCGTGCCTGATCGACTCTGCGACGCTCGCTCCGTAGCGCGCGGCCGAACCAGGGAACTTCTCGATCAACAGCTTGCGATTCTGATCCTTCAGGATGCGAGCCACGTTCAATCGCAGCGGAGTGACCGCCGACCGGAACTGTTGCTCGCCTGCATTGATCATGATCTGGAGATTGCGAAGGGAGATCTTCGAGGCGTATCGCCCCGTGGTCTGCATCTCTTGGAGTGTCGAAGCTGGAAGCTGCTTCTCGGCGAGCTTGATCGCATCGTCGAGTTGGCCCATGAGGGCGCGATGCTTGTGGAGATCGTACTTTGTCGTGAGATCGTTGTTCTTGAGGAACTTGTGAAGCTCGCGCGCTGTCTCTTCCCTGATCTCATACAGCGTCGGCATGATCGAGCGCAGCTCCGGATCACTGAGATCCAGGACTGCGCGTCGATTCTGCTGAATCGCCTCCCTGAAGTTCATGCCGTCGCGGCGTCGATGTACGTCTGGTAGATGCGCGAGTAGAGACGCGGAATATTTCTATCCCACGTCCCCGCCTTGATGAGATCGCTCACGATATGTTCGAGCTTCTCATACGTGAAGCGAATCGCGCGCATGATCAGGTCGACGGTCTCGACCAAGAACTCGAGACGCTCCATCACTTCCCTCCGAACGGAGGCGCCGGCTTCTTGTCCTTCTCCTCGTCGGCCTTGTCTTCCTTGTCGGGATCATCACCGTCGTCCGCGTTATCGTTCGATGGCTTGTCCAGGTTGAGCGGAGGCGGCGGAGGCATCAGCATCTGCTTGAGGACCTGCATGACCTGATCCTGCGTGATCGCCTTCTCGAGCTGCATCCGGATCTCGGCGAGCATGTCGGGCGTCGCGTTGTCGCCGAGCCAGGCGATCGCGCACTGATACGCGATCTCGATCTGGAGGCGAGCCGACGGAATCTTCACCGTCTGCAGGATCGCGGCCTGATTGATCACGTCCTCGCTGTTCATCACGTTGAAGCGCGAGTAGCCCTTGAGGTCGGGCGTCTCTTCGACGTCCTCGCCGCGACCGACCTGCAGACACTTCGCCGTCGACTTGCCGAACACGATCACGCGCTTGCCGATCGCGCCGAGCACGATCTCCTGGGCGACTGAGTCCTGCCGCTTCGAGTCGGCCGAACGTCGCAGCATCGCACCACTTGTGTCCTGCGCGAGCGCCATCTGCGCCGTGATGCGAAGGATCGCATCGCGCATGTCCTGTGTCGCCTCACGACCGACCTGAGCGCCTCCCATGTCGGGCGCGACGTAGCGCGCATCGTCCTCGTTACCGCGCACGTGGACCATACCAGGAGCGCGCTTGCGTTGCGCGCGCGAGGGATCTTGCTGTGCCTCGCTGACCGTCGAGTCGATGCCCTGGATCTCGGGACCGAGGAATTCGTAGAGCTGCTGATAGAAGTACTGCGACCACTGGAACGACTCGCCGTTCTGGCGGTTGAAGTAGTTCCGACAGAGCGACTCGATCATGTCGCCGACATGGAGATGCGCGCCACCTCCATCACACAGGTTGAGGCGACCCCACGGAACGCGCTTGAACGAGTGATCGCCCTCGGCCACTGCTTGAATGATCTGTCGCGGTTCGGGCATCGGCTGCGGGATGCCGTCCTTGATCTCCTGGACATAGACATACTTCGTCCAAGTCTTGTCGGTCCAATCGGTCCACGTGTGCGTGATCGCATTGCGATCAGCGTCGGGCGTGAGTGCCTCGACCGAGCACTCGTAGGTCCGAACCCAGAGGAGCTTCCCGTTCTTCTCTTGCCAGTCGTAGACCTTGTCGGTCGGCCACTGACAGACGTAGGCGCGAAGCAGACCCTTGTCCTCCTGATCCTTCAGCGACTGTGGAACGTACGGATCGTCCTCAGCATCTGGATCGGGCGGAGCCGGGAGATCGCACTGCAACCATCCCCATCCTGTGACGAGCGCCTCGACAGCTGCATCACGCAGGATCTGATCGAAGCCACGCGCCCCTGTCCCATCGTCGGTCAGTGCGGTCGCGTTGTCGGTCAAGTCCTTCCAGTACTGATCCAGCTCGGGAGGAGGCTTGATCGTCTTGGCCGTGATGCTGGGATCCGGCGTCGGCGGCTTGATCTCCTCGCCTGTGACCGGATCGATCTTCGGCTGCGGAGGCGGAGGGATCGGCGGACCCTTCTGCCCAGGTGGTCCGTCCTTGCTGTCGACGGGATCCTTCTTCGCGAACGGAGAAGGCGGAGGCGTCGGCGGTGTCTTGGGCTGAGGCGCCTGCGGAGGCAGGTGCATCGCCTGATCGTGACCGAGATCATAGCCGTCCTGTCCCTTCTCCTCGGTCTTCGCCTCGAAGCGAGCGGGATCCTGGGCCAGACCGGCGCTGATCTGGTTGATCGTCAGCGCGAACATGTTCTCGTAGTACGCGCGTCGCTTCCGCTCCTGGTAGACCGCATCGGTCTCGTGCGCGTACTTCGGGAACACGTCGGTCATCACCGCGTTGTTCTCGAGGAGCTTGCATCCACCCTCGTACATCGCCTTCAGCTTCTTGACCCGGAAGAGATTCAGCTCCGGGTTCGTCTGGCAGAGGCGACCGTACGGCAGTCCCTTCCCTGTGGGAGCAGGCGCGACCATGATCAGTTCTCCTCGTTGCGAAGGTCTTCGAGCTTGCCAGCGTGAGCGCTCATGCGAAGCTGAGCGGCCTGTCGCCGATCGATCATCTTGGAATTCGGGATCTTGCCGTCATCGAGGACATAGAGCATGTCATTGACGACAGTGCAGCGGACGCGGATCGGGATCTCGCGCCACCATCCCACGAGGTCACCGTCGTCGCTGCCGAGGATCACCGCCTTGTGCAGCTTGATCTCGCCGATGTGCCCGATCGTCATGACGGGATGCGCGGCGAGCACGTCCAGCAGAAGCTGGAGCACCACGCGCGGGCGCGCGACGAACGACATCTTGCCGCCTCGCGGATCACGACCAGTCTTCTCCTTCATCTCGGCACAGAGAAGCTGGAGCTTGATGTAGGGATCGAGCTTCTGGCGATCCAGTGAATCCATGCGATCGATGCCGACCACGTCGCCGATTTGCTTTGGTGTGTCGTTGCTCATTCTACACTCCACTCGTTTGCGAATAGTCGCCTTCTGTAATCTTCTTCGCTGCACGATACAGGATGTTCCATCCCTGCGACGCTGAGTCCACCTGATCGTCGTGCAGATCGTTGTTCCCTGTGAATCGTGTGAACTCCTCGATCAGCACATCTGCCCAGGGTGCGTCGATGGGGACGAGGACACGACCGTCGTTCCACGCTGCTGAGATCGGCAGCGCACGAACGAACTTGTCGCGCGATCCAGGGTTGACGTCGATCACCCTGATCTTCGCGTCCATTGCACGAAGCGACTGCGGGACAGCCTTGAATCCAGCGACTGCTTCGCATGCGATCATCAGGCGCTTCTCGTACTGAATGCGACGCGCGCGCTCGACTAGCGTTGGGATCTCCACCTGGATGCGAACGCAATCCACGATGTACATCTTAGACGCCGTACCGAAGCCTTCCATCGCACACGTGAGAAGCACCGACCAGTCGCTCGAAGTCTTCGCTGTCGCGGCAGGATCGATGCTGATCACGCCTCGCTTATCGGTCCAGCTGAAGTCCTTCAGCTTGAAGCGAGACGGCTCATGGAAGAGCTGCTGACCTTCGGGTCGAGGCTTTCCCTGATACATCGCCGTGAACAGATGCGGACCGAGCGTTGTCTCGACGTCCTTGATGTGAGCATCGTGTCCACAGGGCTTCGTGCAGATCTCGTACGGATAGCGCTCAGGCCACGCCGCTTCGCCCATCTTGCGACCGAGCACGTCGTTCGTGCTATCGCAGATCGTGGGGATGCTGATGTGATCCCACTTGAGATAGCGAAGGATATACCCGATCAGGTCATCCATCGCGTATCTCGTGTGCATGACGAACGCGGATCCGCCCTGAAGACGAGTGTATCCAGCAGCCTTGAAGCGCTGGATGACCTTGCCATTGATGGCTGGAGATCGTGCTTCGCTGACGTCCTTGTAAGGATCGTCGTAGATCAGCAGACCAGGGACTCGCTTT